GGGTCACGCTCAAACGGCGACTCTGGGTAATGCCAGCACATACTATTGATCATTCTTAATGGGTAACCATTCATCCCTGTCTTATCGGTGCCCTTCCTGAGATATTCATTGTGTACTGTGGAAAAGAAGTTTTTTGATGGGTGCACATCTATGTTCATTGATTCCATTGCCGCCCAATATGTTAGCACAGCTGACCAATTTTTGCATTCGACGTTTTGATCATCACCTTGTACATTTATCCAATTTATTTTTGTCTCGGCATACTCATTTGCTAGTTTCACAGCCATTAGGTATTCTGTATAATTCATCATTGTGTCTAGTAGTGCTGTCCAGTCCCAACCTGATAGGATTCCTGAATTCCATGAGAAAGTTAGATCATCATAGATTATCTCCCCCTGCTTCATTGCAAAAATTATAGCTTCCATCACTTGCTCCATTTCTTTATCTTCCGCATACTTCTGGATCACTGTAAGCATTGTTTCTAGGATTATCTTCAGTTGTTTTTTGTTTGCGTGCCAATCAAATTTTGCTTGATCGAGTGGACACTTCACCCCGCTGTTCATATCGCAGGATTTGTTCCACATGTTCCACAATTGTTCCTTTGATGACCACAGAGTCGACCAACCAGTATCCTTCAGCCATTTATCAAACCATGTTCGTATCCATCGCATCCTCATTGAAAGCCAGAATTCCCCTGAAACAATAAGTCTCATTTTGGGGTAGAGCTCTAACTTTTGTGACACTTTAGCCTTTTGCTCCTTTTTTTGAAACATCCTCTTCTTTTTCTTCTCCATTGACATTGAAGCTGCCATCTTGTATTTATTATTTGAGATCTTTAGCTGTTGCCCAAATGCCGAGACTTCCATAGTTGCTCTATCAACTGGATTGTACCCTGAACCTGACGTACCCATCAGAGGCAGTGCATCCAGGAAGGTGTCTAGAGAGAGTTCGTTTGGCAATTTGTCTTTTCTGTGGAAGAGCATTTTCTCTGCTGCGGTTCTGAATTCTTCATAGTACTTGTTATCATTGATCTCTCCTTTCCACCATGGTTGATATGGAACAGAGGTCCACCCAACGATTGCCTCGATTATTT